AATTCTACTGCTGACTTTCTGAACTCTAAACATTCTACTAAATCAGTTCTTCTTTTCATTTCTGCGTTAATCATTTCAGTTGCTTTCATATTATTTCGTTTTAGTGTCTACAAATATACATACTATATTTAATATACACACCATCAACACTTAAATTTTAACATATTTTAACAAATAAAAAAGCCACTTATTTTGTAAGTGGCTGAAATTCAGGCGTTCAACTCCGAATTTATTTTGCAAAAATAGTTTCATGTAACAGTGTAAAACTATAAACTCGACCTTTTTGAACTTCAACAAATGCAAATAACTTGTTTAAATTCGTTACGGATGCTCCAACACAACCAGCGCTCCAATTGTCAACGGTTACGCCACGTCCCATGTAATGAAAATTCGTGTGCGCTATTTCCGTGTAAATTTTACCTTCCATATCTAAAACGGAATCCTTGTTATTATCCCTCCAGTAGTCCATTGGTTTAATTTGTCTAAACGCTTTTTGATTTTGGCGGTGCCCGTTATCCTGCAAATTATAAACGCCACGATATTGTTTGTTATGAACAATAATTGCAGTCCCTAATTTATTCATTGGTTTTCGCCTAAAATAAACTCCAGCATCCGTCGTAATCGGAATAATTAATTCATGCCGTTTGCCTTTATCGTCCCAATAGAAAGCGCCACCCCAATCGTTAAACGTGTTCGCTCGGTTTTCATTTGTGCGCACTCCAAAAAGGTTTACGCTGAAAGGTTCACGAAATACAACCGCTCCGATTGTTTCCATTCCTTTAATAATTTGTTCAATTGTTGGTTTCATATTTTTTTTATTACAAATCTAAATAAAATTGGCAAAACTAAACCTATTCCCAAACCAACCCAAAACCAGTTAAACGGTTTACGCTTGTGAACTTTTGCTAGCTTAACAACCTCTTTAGTTTTCCACTTCGTTACGTATCTAATTGTTTCGATTGAATCACGCTGTATTCTGTATTTGTAGCGTATTTCTTGACGTGTTAAAGGTATTTGTACTTCGGGACAATTTAACGGCATTAAAACGGTTATAATTGAATCCTTGCCGTTTATCTTAATTACTTTCTCAACGCTTACAATTCGTTCGGTAGTGTCAATCGTTCCGCCTTTCTTCAGGAATTTAGTAAAATGGTAATTTGCTGAACAACTAAAAAAAAGCATTAAACTAAGTCCTAAAACTGCTATCCAAATAAAAGCAATTGTTATGTTTTGTTTCATTTTTAATTTTTTAAATATTTCTTTTCAAATTTTTGCCAACCTTTTTTATCAAACTGGGTCATTAATAAATCAAGTCTTATTTCTTCTTCATGTTCATCACACATTCCAATTCCTTTTATATCAAGGTCAGGACTGTATCTTTTGGTGGCAGGAAATCCGCATTTAATACATTTCATTCTATTCTGATTTAAAGGTTTCTTTGTAGTATTGCTCTGCTGATATTTCAGTTTTATACTGATACAATTCTGTTTCATAAGCATCAATAATCTGTTGCTTCTCCATTTCTTTGGCTTGTTCAACTGCTTTCCAATAATCAAAATTCATCTCATTGCATAAGTGTTCTGCTAACCATTCTACTGCTGTTTTTTTCATTCTAAACCTCCCTTTAAATCGTTAATTACTGATTCAAACCTAAAATTCCCTTCCATACCTCGCTGAATAAAATTAATAATTCGTTCTAACTTTTCAATTTCTTTTGTTTTCAAAATTCCCTTTGTAAATTCATCGTGGTAATCCGCTTCCAGTTCTTTAATTTTATCTGCTTGTTTGCTTATTAAAATTCGTGCTTCGTTAATTGTCATTTCGTTAGTTTTATTATTTTATCGATTCCTTCTTGCAATCTACTTGCTTTGTTTTTAAAATATTCTCGTTCCTGCTTTAAGAACGAAATTTGTTTTTCCTTAACAATAAGCGTTATCGAAACCACCGCGATAACGCATAAAAGTATAAAATTCAATTCCATTGTTTGTATTGTTTTATCGTGTCGTACATTTCTTTAAATGAATTGTTTTTCAGTTCGTAAACTCTTCCATCCGCATCGTGTTTAACTTTTACAAAATTACAAAGCGTTTCTTTAAACCTATCCACTTCCTGCGGTATTAATTCACGTTCGTAAATAATATGTTTGTAATTTTCGGTATTGTAAAACCCTTTTACTTTGTCTTTGTCCTTTCGGTGAATAATTATAAAAAATTCCTTCTTACTGTTTTTAATAGTTTGCACGTTAGAAACTACTAAATTTACCATTACTGAATAACAGATGTTTTTCTCGTTTAATTCTTCAAAAATTGTTTTCTCTTCCATTGTTTTTAAATTAGTTCGATTAGTGTTGATGTTGTTTTTATCTCTTTGCCTTCAAAAAGAATAATATAAAAGTTTAAATGTTGGCTAATAATTGCGCACTCAACTCCTTTGTAAATACAAGCTTTATAAGGGATAAATAAACGCAATCCCTTAACCGTAAAATGTTCGTTGTTGTTGACTAACTTGTATTCAGTCACTCCGTCGTTTTCTAGTTTTAATAAATGTGTTTTCATAATTTAGGTTTTATTTCTTCAATTTTAAACATTCCGATTGCTTCGTTATAAGTGTGACCGTTTTTAAGAATTTGTTTTTTCATTATTTCGGGTCTTAATCTATTTAATAAAGCATCCATACTTGTGAACGATTTAAATTCAATTTCGATAGTTAGTTTTTTCATAATGCTTGTATTTCTTGTTTAACTTTGTTCCAATACTGCTTAAATGGATTAGGTAACATAATATTGTCCATTGCTTGAATTATTTCATCTACTGTTATAATTGCGCATTCTTTTCTGTCTACGAATGTTAGGTCTTCATCCAGAATATCTAAACCGTCATAAGTGTATATAAAATCATACTTTTCGAACAACTCTTTTGCTTTCTCTTTTGGTGTCATATTATTTGTTTATTAGTTACTTTATTAAACCCCCTCAATTCGTGATAAATCAGGCTTCGGGGGTTATTTATTTCGTGAACAAATATAAATCGGAATTACCGATTATTTACAATAATTGTGATGAACGGTAAAATAGCTTTATGAACGGTAAACGCATAAAAAAACCCTACATTTCTGCAGGGCTTCAACTAACTAAACAATATGGAAAACAAATATACAATTAATCTTTGAAATCTTCAAATTGTCTTTTACTTCGTGTTACGAAACCAATAAAAGCTTTTAAAATATCTTTGCCCGTTACACTTTCATAACTTTCATTAATCGACTTCAATTCAGTTACCACGCAAAAGAACGTAAACATTTTTGTTAACACTAAATCAACTGCTATAAATTGCCCTAAAATATCGCTTATAACGAACTTTTCTAAACAGAATATAAATACTATTGCACCACTATATAATAAGCTCTTAGAAATCGTGTGTGAAAGTCTATGCGAACGGATTTTATTTCCTTTCTTCCAACTTCGCCAAATTCCGAAACAAGTGTCTAAAATGATTGAAACAACCGCGATTAATACAAGTGGTTTTATAGGTGTTAATATCGAGAAAAAAGATAGTAGTAAAAGTGTTGTTTTAGTTTTCATTAGTGTTATTTATTTTTATGTAATTTCTTAAGCACATTAGCAACCTTCCGTCTTGTAGGATAAAGGATGTTGAATTCTCCAGTGTTTTTATATGCCATTAGATATAAAATGTTTTGGTTTCAAAATTATAATAAACATCCTTTTCATCAGGATTTTCAAGTGTGCAAATTTGCTCAATTGCAGTTTGACCTTCCAAAACATTATTGTCAAATTTAGCGAATAAAACCAAACCAGAAACTGAATCTACTATTGTGTACATAATTTTAAAAATTAGAAATTTCAACGGATTCAACTCTTACACTATCAGAAACACTATTACATTGAACGGTAAAAATTAAATATAAAGGACTTCCTGTTGGAATAGCAGAATTAAGTCTTGCTAATGTTTGATTCACGTCATCACTTGGACTATTAACGGTTCCATTCATTCCGATAATATTACCACTTATTATATCAAATCCATTCCTTGCTATTCGTGTATAGTTAGATGCTGTGTTAAAGCTGCCAATAGTTCCTAATAATACTGCTGTTCCTCCAATGTTATTATTTACGCCACTAAGATAAACACGAGTAGTAAATTGTAAATTTGTTCCAGAAGTTCTAAATGTACTTGCTCTAAATTTCAATGTATTAGGTACAGAAGGCAAAGCAATAGATTTACTAATTGTCTGAGTTGTTCCAATTGATGAGGCTCCATTTGTTTGGTCTAAAATATTACTACCACCTGTACTAGTACTACCATCAGCCATTAAGAATTGAGTAGATGTTCCACCAGTCTTTACCAATGTAGTAGCTTCTAATGTTCCAATTATTGTAGCCGCGTTCCCACTACCTGATGTCTTATTAACTTTCAGTCCTTCATTGTTGCCACCCTTAGTGATAAGCAAGCCTATTCCAGAACCACTTGCATGATTAGCTGTAAGAGTGTCTGTGCTACCATTGTGAGAGAATGTACCTTTACCAGCATCTAAATGAAACGTGCCTAAGTCAACATTAGCAGTTGCACCCGTGTAAGGAACTAAACCGCTTAAATCTTGGTCGCCCGTATTCGTATTGCTTGTGTTTTGAATTACTGTTAATTCAGCATCCGTCACGTAGCGTGCATCAACTGAATCAGTAACTTCCGCAGTTGTGTAAGTCGGTTTTGGTATATTTACGTTTATTGCCATATTACATTTATTGTTTCAGTTCCCAAAGTAGGAACGAATACGCTAGGTTCTACATTTCCGTCAACGGTTAAAATTACTTCCGTATCTGGCAACACAAAATTAACGCTTGTTATTTCTAAAAAAGTATCGTCACTATTTGTTATTTCAATAGGTTCGCCACCGCCCTCGCAAGTGTACGTGCCACCTGCTAAAATTTGTACCGTTTCATCACCGTCAGTAATCGTTACGTTCGGACAACCTGAAACAAAACCAGTATCGCAAACGGTCATTTCCGACATCATTATTACATCAAACGACATCGCCCAACCTGCTAATTTGTTTTCAAACCTATCCGTAAACGGTTCCAAAGTTGGCGACCCGTCAATCATTATGTAATCGGGGTTTAAATCGCCCCTTGTCATTATTTCATAAACACGATTTAACAGTTGCAACATCGTATTCATAATTGACGGCTCAACATCGTAATTTTCTTTTCCGTCCAAAATATCCATCGATAAAATAGTAACGCTGAACCGTTGCAACTTACCTTCAATAGTTGCTGAATTTATAATAATATGCGCTAACGGGAAAATCGTTTGTTTAGCTAAATCAATATCCGAAATCTGACCGTCAGTTACCGTATTAATTAAATTCGTAGCTAATAACTGCGCCTTTAAAGTATCTATTATTTTAAAGTAACTCATTTTTTCGGCTTTTCAGTTTCTTGTTCTATTTGTTGAAGGAAAACTAATAATTTTTCAATATTCTTTTTTGATCGTTTCTTCATAATACCCAATTAGTAAAATTAGTATTTGAATTTGGGTAAATATCTCCGTTGCTGTTGCTATTGTATTCAGGAAATAAAGCTTGATTAAAACACATATAATCCACAAATCGAGTGCTGTAATGGTTTGCCGTTTGCGTTTGTTTGTCAATCAATAACGACAATTCTAAACGGTCTATATTTTCGCTACTTTCTGCGCTGTGTTTATAAACCCCTTTGTTTCCAATCGTGTACGCTGAATAAGGTAAATACTCAACCATCGCCCAGTGAATCAACATCGGTTTTATATACGTGTTAACAAGTGTTAAATAGTTACCGCCCAAAGTATTCGCAATAATATCCGCTTTTATTTTTTCTAATAAATCCGTTCCTAAATAACTTTGAATATGTAAATCCTGAGCAATTTTAATATACTGAATAAATTTATCTGGGTCAACGTTTCCGTTTAATGAAGTGAACTTAACAACATCGTCCCTCGTTATAATTAGTGCTTCTGCCATTTCGTATTATTTAGGTAAAAATCCTTTGTTTGGCATATCAATTGGGCGCACCGCTACTAAATTCGGGTTGCGAACTCTATAACCTGCTTTTTCTGCCTTGTTAGTTGAAATCGTTTTCGCTTTCGGACTTAACGGGTCAATACCACTTTTTTCATCAAAAGCTACAAACGTTTTCCGCATCCATTTATGGTGGCACGCTCCACCGCCTTTGTACAACCATACCGAATAGGTAGTTGCCCCACGTGGACCAAAACCTGCAATTATTCCGTCCGAGCGTTTTTTCGTTTCGTTCACAACTAAACTACCCATTCTTATAATATCTTCTTTACGGTAAAGTTTATTCGCCCCTACCATTTTTTGACAAAATTTTCTTGAATTCCCTCTTAATCCACCCTCGTAAGAATAACGAACCATAAATTTAATACCGTCAACTTTTGCATCTTGTTCACTTTTCGCTCTTGGATTTGCAGTTCCCGTTGAAACGAAATTATAAACTTGACTTAACAAGCTAGGTTTTTTATTATTTAAAGCTTCAATTTCGGCATCTTCTAAATCGTCATTTTCGTAATCAACTTCGTAACTATCAATCAATACCCAATTATCTGGCATATCTTCGCCTTTGTCAATTAACGCTTGTGCAACTTTATCGTCTTCGTTTTTTTCAGCGCTTAATTCCGTTCCTGTTTCTTCTTGCTTTTCTTCGTTTGTAGTCACGTTTTCTAAATCCGTAAACTCCAAAGGTTGTAACGTCTTAAAGAATAGTTTAGCGCTGTTTCCGTTGTAGTTTAGTATTTGTTCTAATCCGTCAAGTAAAAGTTGCTGTAGCGGTCTAATAACCATATTGTCGAACAATACAAAAGCATTCTTTAATTCATCTGCATTACTGCCGAATCCATTTGCCGAACCTAAACCCAAAAGCAAACCGCTTGTAATCGAGTGCGAAACCATTATTTTCTTTTCGCATTCAGTTGCTAAAAATTGATAGTGTTCGGGTGCGTCGTTTAAAGGTATATCGTCAATCGTTGTCGCTGTTTCTTTGTTATTATTAAAAGCTACAATAACCGATTCCCCTTTTGATCCAGTTAGTTTGCTCTTAACTTGCGACTGTAATAAATTTTGCACTTCAATATCAGGAACTCCATTATTAAAATTTACGACTTTTGTTCCACTAAAACGCTTTTGAACTGTATTAATAAGGTAATCGCTTACTTCTTCTTCAAGTAACGCGTACGCCGTTCCTGCCACGTAATCGGGCGTCGAAAAATACTTCATTCCAACCGAATAAGGTTTAATACAAAGTATTTCTATTTTATCCTTTGAGCTTCCAAAAGCTGAATATCTTTTCGGTGGAAATTTTTTAATGTCTTCCCAATTATCAGAATAATAATAACCGTTAATTTGCCCGTATTCATCGCATTTTTCCATCGCCACTAAATTCATATCCATGTGAAATGCCTTTAGTATTTTTTTATGATCGTCTGAATAGTGAACTTGAATAACGCATTGTCCCAAAGTTTTTAAATCAAAGCATAATTTTCGCAAACAGTTCTTATTGAAAATAGCCATTACTTGAGCGTATTCGCTAGGTTTACGGCTTGCATCAATTACCCCTAATCCTTTCCCATACATTAATCGAGTAACGTTGTTAATGATACTCATATTTGTAGCGCTTTTTCGATAGCGGTCAATAAGAAATTGAAAGTACGAATTGTTATCGCCAAAAGTTACCCATTCTTTTTGTTTGGATTCTATAATTTGCGGTGCTTCGTATTGCGCCAAATTTATTACGTCTATATTCATAACATCACAAAATCATTATTACTTGAGTGTTCCGTTGTTTGCAATCCAGCTTTATAACACCAAACTCGTTCACTACCTAAAAAAACAGTAAGATTGTAAAGTTGAACAATATAAAACCGCCCCGCAGTTAAATTATAAACCGCTTCAATTCCTACGTAATAACCAAAGTCGTTAATTATCGGTGCGCTTATTGTTTCGCTCGTTCCTGCTTCTTCATCAATTACAATTATTTCAGTAATCGTTGCCGAACGTGGTACGCATTTAATTTCTTGAGCTGAACCGCTTACTTGTAAAACATTCATAATATATAAACTATAAAACCCAAATTCTGTTGCATAAAAAAAGGGAAACCGAAGCTTCCCTTAATTTTTTTAATATGAAAATCTTAAGTTGTCACAACCGTTGGCGAACCAATTGCAGTTAAAAAATCAGATTCCGTGTTTGCGTTTATGAAATTTCCCGGTATGTTTTCCATTCCAGTAAAAGTCAAATTATAACCTACTAGGTCACCCATTTCCGTTCCGCTTGCAATAGTAGCGGCGCTAACGTCACAACCTCTAAACAAACCTGCAATTCGATACGTGTTATCTCTTCCTCTTACAAAAATATGCGGTCTTCCGTAAGATAACAATTTAACAGTTTTGTGCGTTTTTGCATCTTGCTTTTTCAAAGTTACCGTTAATTCTTGCGTGAAAAAAGTAGTTCCGTTTTCTCTCGAAGTGTTTACAGTTTCTTGGTAACTGTTCGTTCCCTTTAACTCAAACTTATAAACAGTTGTGATGCCTGACATTGTATCAATCATGTCTTCTAGTCCCGAAGTTGCACTGTAAGTTACATCAGCTTCGGGGTCGTATTCGCCATAATTCACGAAATAAATCGCATCTAATCCTGCGATAGAATCCTTACATTGTTCGGTTCTACCTTGTGCTATATCGCAACTCATCTTAGTTAGCTGAATTTGTGATATTGTAAGTTACAACGTCTTCAACGATTCCGTACTGAACACCTGCAGTCAATCGCATTACGATACGTACATTTTGTGAACCGTCAATTTCCGCTTGGTCAATTACTCGAACTTCTTGCGTATCTGCCATTAAACCAGTTCCAAAGAACATATTTGATTTTGTTGAAGCGATAGCCGTTGAACTTGCAAGTCCCGGACAATGTGCAATTTTAACACCCTCGAAAGGCAATACAGCACCTCCGTTAAACCACATTGAACCTTTACCGTCGATACCGTTAGCTCCTAAGTTTGTTGCGAAGCCACCCAAAGCACGAACGTACAATCTAAAGAAATTAGTTGATACGTAAATATGGTAATCGTCTTGAGATGAAACCGCGATTGGCGTAGCGTCTAAAATTTTCCCTAATTCAGCAATTACGTTAGTAGATAATAAACCACCACCAACTAAAGCAAGTTCTTGCGCCGCAGGAAGTGCCGCATCTAAAGATAACAAAGTTGAAAATCCGTCGAACTCACCCGCGTTTGATGCAACACCTCTCCAAATGTTAACTTCATTTTCCGAAGCAACTTTTTCAGCGTATTGCGCTAATAAGAAATCCGTAAATGATTTTGGCATTACGTCAAAAGCTGAATAACCCATTTCGATAGCGTCCCAATCATTTCTGAAAGTTGACTTACATAATTGGCGATTAACTTGTAATTCTTTTGGCTGTAAAATTCTTTCCGTCAAAGTTACCGTTCCAGTCGGGTCAAAGTCGCAAGATGCGTTACCTAATAATTTGTCCGTAGTAAGTCTTTTCATTACTTCTTTGAACTTTACATTTGGCTTAATAGTAATTAAATTATTCGCCAAAGTTGGTGCAGGCAATAAAGCGGCTGCAATGTACTTACCTGCGAACTCGCCAGCGTAAGTTGTTGTAATTGATGTACTTGTACTCATTTTTTATAGTTTTTTAATTATTTATACTGCTGTTAAAGTGATTGAACCTGCAGCAACTCCTGAACCGTTAACATACCAATTCGTTCCGTCACAAACTAATTCTGCAAAGTCTCCAATTGCTTCTGCACTTGCTACGAAAGAAATTGTGTTTTCGTTAACTCCTGCAACGTGTGCGCCGTTTACTAAAACAGAACCCTCAATTACATTTGTCGCCGCTTTTACAGTCCAATTAGTTGTTGCGAAAGCTAAACCAACTACAAACTTAAATCTCAATCCTGCAGATGTTGCCACCGCTGGCAAAGTGATTTCAGCTCCTGCCGCTGCTTTTAAAATTAATACTTTGCCACTATCTTCAGCGGTCAATGTTGTTGCGCCTGTTACAGCTTCTACGTTTGCTAACTGTCTTTCAACATCGTTAGAAACATTTAAATACGTTGTACTCATTTTGTTATTTGTTTATAAATTTTAATACTAAATCCATTGTGCTTTTCGGTGCTTTTGACGGCTCCATTTGTTTTGATTCGGGGTTGTGAACAATTGGTTTCGGTTCTTGCATTTGTGCAAGTTCTGTTTTCAATCTTTCATTTTCCTCTTTTAAAGATTCCATTTCCGAAAAGAAAGTTTCTTTAACCATTGATTCAACTGTTTTTTTAACCGTTGCTTTATCAATCATTTTTTCGTCTTTCATTTTATCGTCTTTTTTCATTTCCTCTTCTGCTGGTTCTTCTGCAGGTGCTTCTTGTTCTTTAATTTCAGCAATTACACCTTCTTGAGTTACGATTAAAAGCATTCCGTTTTCGACTACGTATTCACCAACTGGCATCGGTATTTTTTGTTCGTCTTCGGTAATTATAAACACTTCGTTGTTAGCTTCAAAGCTATCCGCTTCAATAACCGTTACACCGTCGTTTAATTTCATTTGCTCTAATTTCACTTCAATGTTTAAAGCGACACAAATTTTGTTTACTATTTCTTTGTAATTCATAATTGGTTTTTTTATATAAACTATTTTGTTTTTAATCTGTTGCACTTTAGCGAATAATTACCACTGTGTTTGTAGTTGGTCTTATGACTGTTTGTGAACCACCGTTAACAGTTGAACCGATTCCCTGCTGTGATAATTCGCCTTCGCAACATTCTTTTCGGTACTTGTTATCTTTGCATAAGCAACCACGTTTTCCGCCTTTTGGTGATGTTGTTTTTGTTGGCATATTAGATTCCTTTGATATTTGAATCAATAGCGTTTGCAAGTTTAAAATAAGCGGCTGCTTTCCCTTTTATAGATTTTGCAAAAGCTGGTAAATTCGTAATTGATGCAGGTGCTGTTAAACCCAATGCTTTCGCTTCGTTAATAGTTTTTGTTGCTTCAGCGATAAATCTATCTGCTTCAACATTAATTATCTTTCCCGTACTGTTTAAACCTGTTTGCGCTTGTCTAATTGCAGTTATATACTTCGAACCGTCTTGCGATTTTTTAAGAAATTCAGCGTACATTTTCTCGATTTCCTGAACCGATTTAAACATTGCTAACTCTACTTTTTGCGATTCCAATTTTACCGCTTCTTGTTCACTCATTTTGTTGATAATCTCTAAACTTTTCATATATACTTTGTTAAAATTTGTACTACTTTTTCACGTGCTGACATTTCATATTTTTCCGCAAAATAACCTTCAATGCTGAAACCTTTAAATTCGCCTTTCTTTACTTTTTCCCACGTTTCATCGTTGTCGACTTTCATCGCAATCATCCACGTTCCTACGGGTAGGTTCATTTCGTAAAATGCGCTTTTATCTTTTTTGCTGTCTTCAATAATCCACGATTCAACGATTGTCATTCCGTCAACTTTTACAGCGTGGTTTTCAGTTGTGTTCTGATGTTGACCTCGCATGAATACCAACTCACTCGCACGTTTTACCGTTTCCTTAGAAAAAAATATTTCAAACTCTTTATCTTTATCCTTTCTAAATATTCGCTTGTTTGGAATTAACGCCGCTCCTAAAACAATTCGTTGTTCATCAATTGCTTTAAGTTCAATTTCGTGTTCCGAAAGAGCAATAAAATTTTCTTCTATTGCAGGTTTTTCAACTAAAGAAACGGCAAAAACACCATCTTTAGTTTCGTCTTTAATTACCAATTCGAAAACGTCCATAACTAATAAACTATATTTGCGCAGTTTGTTGCACTTTCATATCGAATTGTTGTGCGCTTGTCACGTCATTACTTACTACATAAGCTTTAACGGGTTGTTGTTGTAAAGTTGCTAACTGATTTATTCCCGTATCTCCAACAACGTTTAAATTCGGTGCAACAACACCACCTGCACCGCCACCGCTACCACCTAAACCACCGCCTCCGTCGGGTGCTGAACCACCGCCCAAAGTTTTTAACGCTTTTGTTGTTGCCGCTATATTAGCCGCTATCCCTAAACCAGTGGAAACGTTATTCATCGCTATTACGGGCGCGGCTGCAACTCCACTAGTTGCAATTGCTTGGGGCGTTGCTAACGCCGCTACATTTGCTAATTTATTTGAAATTATCATTTTAGCAATACCGATTGCACTTTCTGCAATAACCGCCGCTTTTTGTACGCCTTTACTTTTTTCAAAAACACCTTTGATTAACGCAACTCCTTGCATTGCAGTATCTAAACCTTGTTGCTGAATAGCGGATTTTTGTTCTGCTACTGCCCTTGCATCCGCTAGTTCTTTTTCACTAGCTGTTTTTGTTATCGCTCCTATCTCTAAAGCTTTTGCCGTTTCAATAATTGCTAATTGTTCTGCATTTCCTTTTGCAAGTTCTTCAAGTGAAAAATACTTTTGCCTAACTAATTCCAAAGCGTACTCATCTTCACTCATTGTTTTTTGTAAACCAGCTTGAAAATTTGCTTCGTCTATTTCTTCAATTTGTGCTTGAAATTCTTGTTCTTGTTGAAGTTTCAATGCGTTGGCATCTTTTATTGCTTTTTCTCTTTTTTCAATAGCATCTAATTCAAGTTTATTTAATTCAGCTAACCTTTGTTGTTCTGCTATATATTTAGGGTCTTTTGTTAAATCAGTAGCTTCAGTTTTTTCTGTTTTTTCAATTTTATCAATTTCTTTTTTTGTTTCTTTTGCGTTGTTAATCCTAGCAACTTTTATTTCGTTTTCAGTGTTTAAAATACCTTGTTTCATTTCGGCGATTGATGTTAACGTTTCCTCAATCATTTCATCGTTAACCCCAAGCATATTTGTTGCTCTTAAAATTTGCAAGTTCAAACGAGCTTCTTTTATTAGTTCACGTTGGTTCGTTAACGACCTTTTAAGCTGTAATTGTTCAAGTGCGACTGTTGATTTCCCCTGCGCTTCTAATAACTTAATTTGTCGGTCAATACTTCCAGTTTCTTCATCGTATGCTTTTTTTCTAGCTTTACGTTGCTGTTCTTGTTTAGCAAGTGATTTATCAACACGTTTCATATTAGCTTCGTGCCTTGCTTGCATATTACGTTCGTTTTTCGTGTCAATAACATTGAAGTATTCAAGTGCTTTGATTGCACCGTAAACAACTCCAATAAACGGAAAAAATATTCCTATTAAAACTTTTATTCCCGTTCCTAAATTATCGAAGTAATCATATGCTTTGATTACATAACCGCTTAACGTTGTAACAACCTTAGTTACTTTGTCAAAGTTTGCAATTAACAAACCAACTAAAACAATAATAGCACCGATACCCGTTGCAATTAATGCCAACCTAAACAACTTCATTGCTGTTGTTGCTCCACCAGTTACCGTTGTAAGTCCAACCGTTGACGCACTTAAGCCAGTTTTTGCAACTGAATCAGCTTCCGTTATTGCTACATTTGTAAGGGTTTCTTTATTGGAAATTCCCATTACAAAATTATAAGCGCTTGTAAAAATAGTTGTTGACTTAACAACCGCCCCTAATTGTTTAAACGCTCTTCCTGCATCTTCTAAACCCTCCAATCCTTGCGCCAAAGCCATTGCACTTTGAACGCGTAACATTGCTTGTTGAACTTCTTCGCTTTCAACACCAACTAATCCCATTGCGCCCTGAACGGCACTAAAACCATTCGCAACCGCACTAATTGATTTTCCTAATGCAATAAATGCACCCTCGCCTTTTTGTGCTTGGATAGCATCGTTTACGTCTTCAATTTTATCTTTTAATTCCGCCGCTTTTTTTGCAGCGTTAGCAACTTCAACTGACGTTTCACCGAACGCATCCGCAAGTTTCTGAACCTCTAAAACTGCTTCTTTATATTGTGCTTTTAAAGATTTACTATTATCTTTAATTTCTATTTCAATAACCTTTTTTTCTGCCATGATATTTTTGATTTTCTTGCTGTACTATTCTTTTTAAATCGCTTGTTAATTCGTTTACGCCTTTTGCAATATCAACTTCTTTTGATACGCCGTAAAACTTTTGTGTTTTCAGTAATTGAATTATGTTATTTATTCGCATGATGTAGATGTAAAGTTTGTTAATATTTCTTCGTAAGGTTCTGCAATCGTCCACGACTCGCAACCTTGGGGACAATCACATTCTTCGCTTGCTGTTGCCACTAAATCAAAAGTTATATTATCGTTTGAAGAATATAAATTCCATTGTCCGTCTTCAAAAATCAATCTAAAAAATTCGTCGTTATCTGCTCCGTTAAATCTCGTTCCGTCCCAAATCATTTCGAAATTATAGTTCGTTGTTTCTTCTTCAACGGTAATATCAAAAGCTATATTAACACATTCATCGCAATCGAATACAAAGCAAGGCGCTATATCTAAATCCGTAAGTAATTCCACCTTGTCCCAAACTGCGTTAAATGGAATACACGAATCGAAGCTTTCAACGTTTGCTAACGCAATTTCACTTTCGCCGTCGTCAACTGATAAAATCCAATTTCCATTTTCCCAACCAATTGTAAAAGTATTTTCGCCGTCAACGCCAGTGTAATAATTAAATCCGTTTTCTTGCCCTGCTAAATTCACTTCAACAGAATATTCAATTTCGTCTAAAATAAATTTAACAATAAAACATTCCGAACAAGGAACGATCGGTTCTAAATCCAAAAGTAAATTCATTTTCACTTCGCCGTTGTTTAGCGTTGTCGATATATCGTTAATCAAATATCTCTTATCTTTTATAATTAGCTTATCGTTCAATCTAAGCGCACTAATTAATCCAGTTGGTAAATAAGCTGTAAAAGAAAATAAACGTTGTTGTAGGTTGTATAAATTACCTAAGTGGTTCGCGTAATAAGTATTATATAAGCTGTTCGGCTCCGTTTCTTGCGTTACGATATTAAATTCATTTCCGAAACAAAGTGAAAAACCCGTTGTGTTAACTGAATTGAATAATGCGTAATCTGTAACAATAACCTCCGTACTTTCTTTTTTAAATCGAAACCCTGAAGATTGGTTGCCACTAAAATAAAGTAACATTGGTTCGGGAATAAAAGCTTGTTTGTTTTCATCTAAACAATAAGCGCAAAAAACGTCAGTGTTGTTAATTTCAACAAACTGATTATTTTCAAAAGGTAGCTCAACTTTAAATTCAGAACCATCGTAAATAAAACTAGAATCTAAATTTCCGTATTCACGATTGAATAATTTTAAGAAATTTTTATTTGCAAACGATTTACTTTCTTTGTACTTAAAAGCAATCTGCTTATATAAAGGAACTTTTTTAATTCCACTTGAATTTATTACATCCGTTGTAATGTCAATTTCTTTACCTAACGAATACCAATCTTGTAACGGTTCAATATTAAAAGTAGTTTCGTCAACCCCCTCGCAAATTAAATTAAACGTTTTCAAAATACCTGAAAAGAAATCTGCAATTTTTACCGAACTACTAAACGCATCCGATATGTCATTAACAACTAAACTTATCGGGTCTGTTGTTCCTTTTCCAAAAACTTGAGAACCTTCTTCGTAAAAAACCCTAAATTCTAAATCTACATTTACTGTTATTGTTTGGTCGGAATAAATAATAATTTTATAAACATTTGTTGTAGGGTTTGGCGCAGTTATAAGAATTTTTTTAAATGTTGTTCCTGCCGAAATACTTGTTGTTGAAGATAAAACCCCATTTTTTAAAATCTCAACAAATAAAGTTGCCGAACCTGAACTCATTGTAAGGTTTGCAAATGATATTTCAACCCGATATTCTTCTTTAATAGTTATTTCGCTTGTTGTTGTATTAATTGAAATTTGAGTGCTAAAAGGCGGTGGAACGGCGCTGTTTGGAAAACCAACTAAATGTTTATTTGTTAATATCGTAAATGATTCTGCTAACTGATTTCTAAAATATAAATCCGTCCATCGCTTTGAATTGAAAAAACTGCTGTTGAAAGTTACACCTAATTGCGACTGTATAAATTCAAATATTTTAGCAACACGAACCGCAGGGAACAATTCTCTAAAACTAATTCCTTTTGTAGCTTCAAATATATTATCGGGGTCGCTTGTAACATCGTTCCAAAAACGTTTTGAACTAACTAAAGGAAATCGAACATCGTAATCGGTTGTTGTATCCTCAACCCTATCTAAAACATTTTGAGCATCGTAAACAAAATTTAAACTTGAATAATCTAAATCACCCAAAGTTAACTCTCCAAATCTTTCTTTTAAAGAAACCAACGCGCCGAAGAAATTTAACGAATAACTTACCACTTGACCGTTTTTTATTACAGCTTCATTCATCTGAATTTTGCCAGTTCTAAACGGTTGTGTTTCAATTTCAATAAATGCGTCACGTCTTAAATTTTGGTCGATAGTAGGAATAACATCGCTTTCATACCAATGCTCAAAAATAGCGTTGTTTCTCGGTGATGCAGGAACCAAAAACGATTGTGAAAAGTCGCTAAATACTTTGCTTATATCCTGAACGTTTGCAACTGACGAATTAACAGTTACAATTTCATCTTTGAATAAATCAACCTCAACCCCCTCAATAAATAGTGCTAACTTCGTCATAAGCGTATTCAAATTCTAGTGTATAGTTTAAATCTTTTTTGTTTACTGTTTTTATTAAATCAATATCGCCAGTTAATATTTTTGCAGGTAATCCGTTCACAATTACTCGTTCCGATAATAATAATTGTTCAACAATGAACTTGAAATTCTCTTCAACACTTCCGCTGTTTAATGTGATTTTTCGCCTTGCGTTGCGGTTCATCTGCCTTGTTTGACCGTCCGAAACAGTCCAACTATTTGGAGTTGCTGTTGGAACTTCAGTAAGAAAATTATAATCTTCGCTTGTGAAATTCATTTTATCGGT